GTCGGGAGGGAGGGAATAGTATAAAACTCCCAAAACCCCAGTGTTTATAATACTTTTGAAGCACCAATGTATTATGTCCCGTTATACCCCTAAATAACCATGTATATTGGGACATAATACCTAATGGAACAAACAGCAGAGAATGATAAGTATAAACCAAAGACAATCGCAGGAGGAAGACCCCAAAAGTATAAGAATCTAGGACCAACGGAAAGAATGAGAGTGCCTTTATACAAACAAATCACAATCTTATGTGATGTATTAGACAGAAAGGCAGAAGAAGGTTATGATGCCGTTGAGTTATTAGATTCATTCATTGAAGATATAAGCAGTCGTTGAGACAGTAGTTGTGGAAAACTATTCGTTATACTCCACAGGGTTCGTTATACACTGAGGAAAACTGTTCGTTATTCATAGCACTTCGTCCTAAGACTTCGTTATACATAAGAGTTCGTTATAGCAGTTCGTCATACACACACTATAAGCATATGTTTGTCTTATAGTATAACAACACAACAGTCTCATTATAAGACCACTCCCAGGGGGGTTTGCTATTCTGTTCGTCCTGTGCTATACTATTCGTTGTACACAGTTCTGTACACTATCTTGTAGTCCCACTGTCTTATACTTTACAAGCACTTCGTCATTTATACCCACTCCCTCTATGGTTTGCTATTACAATCACACAGTGTTACATAAGCACTTATATCGTCCCGTTCGTTATAAGACCTCTCCCCCTATGGTTTGTATTAGAATCAAACAGTAATGAATATAAACTATTATTTTTGTTCGTTTATTCTTATTAAACAGCACTGTTTGACAGTTATATTTTGCGTTGTTTTATTCTTATATCTAACCGTTGCCCCCGTATATAAAAACGCAACACTACCCTAACCTACAACGGACCGAAATCGACCTTGAAATTGTCTTTCATATAAAAAATTTTACCCCAAATATTTTTTTGTATAAAGATTTAAAAGGATATATAATAAAAAATGCCCCGAGAGAACAATGAGATTAGAACTTGATGATTATGAGAGAGATTTGTTAATTGATACAATTCAGCATCGGTTAGACACTGATAAGATTTTAGTTATCAATGATAGTTTGAGAGAGGAGATTGAAGATTTGCTTCGAAAAGTGGAGGAGGATGAATACGTATAATATTTCAGTGAATGGGAATGAAATATTAAGTCAAGTGCCGCAGAGTGATTTACAGGAAAAACTGAAAACTATCAGAGGACTTGTGTGGACTTCTGGGGGTAATGATAAGGATATTCAGGTAGAACTAAATATGGATGAGACCATTTGCAATGAATGAATTGCTGTGGTAAAATAATGTAGTATCGAAAAAATTATTTTTTATGGCTAAAGGATTTACAGTAAAAGCAAAACTTCCTACAGGACCTGTGGAGGGAGAGTTTAATTTAGAAGCAGCAAAGGAGATGATTCGAGGGAAGTCAATTGTATTTTGTCTTCCAGGACGAGGAGTATCTTACATTTATTTGAAGAATTTCGTACAACTTTGTTTTGATTTAGTACAAAGTGGTGCAAGTATTCAGATTTCGCAAGATTATTCGAGTATGGTAAACTTTGCACGATGCAAATGTCTTGGAGCAAATGTACTCAGAGGACCCAAGCAGATTCCTTGGGATGGAAAGTTGCAGTATGATTATCAACTCTGGATTGATAGTGATATTGTATTTGATACTGAGAAGTTCTATCGTTTGGTTGCGATGGATAAGGATATTGCTGCTGGATGGTATTGCACTGAGGATGGTCACACCACATCTGTTGCACATTGGTTAGAGGAAGATGATTTCCGTAAGTCTGGTGGTGTAATGAATCACGAGACATTGGATACGATTCAGAAACGTCGTAAACCATTTACAGTTGATTATACTGGATTTGGATGGGTATTGATTAAGAAAGGAGTATTTGAAAGTCTTGAGTATCCATGGTTTGCTCCAAAGATGCAAGTCTTTGAATCTGGAGAGGTTCAGGATATGTGTGGAGAAGATGTAAGTTTCTGTTTAGATGCAAAAGAGCAAGGATATGAAATTTGGTGTGATCCTTTGATTCGTGTTGGACACGAGAAGACAAGGATTATCTGATAAGTGCTTGGGAGGTCCTTCTTGACCTTCTTTAAGACGTTATGATAGAATGCTCCTATGAGGTTTTTATGAGTCTTGTAGGAGCATTTTTAATGGCCTGAGAGACCTTATAAAAACCCCCTTATAAAAACCGTTAGATGGAGAATTAAAAAAATGGCGCAAAAGAGTCGGAAGGATATGCAGATTGCGAGTGTTCCAAAAAATACTCGTCAAGGTGAAGGAAGAAACACTAAATACAGTGCTACGAGTCGTAACTCGTCACGTAAAAAATATAGAGGGCAAGGTAAAGGATGAGTTGTTTAATTACGAATCTTCCTGCACAAAAAATTTGGGTACGTAAAGAATATCTACGTGATCTTAAAGATGGGCACGGAGAATTTGTAGAGGGTCTTTGGGTTTCAGCAAAGTCAATTCCTGGACGTGCTTTTTATTTTGAAACTTATTTACCAGAATATGGAGCAATGTTTGATAAACTACCAATATCTGCATTTGTTTCGTCTCCAGAAACCCCGAATCCTGATTTAGACTTGGCAAACTTACAGTTTTGGAATTGTATGGACTATGGAGTTAGTTCACTGTGTAAAAATATAGTTGCCTCAATGGAATGGGAAATAAAAACCAGAAATTATGGCAACATAAAAGGTGAGTACATATGTACATTTGACAATTATCATGAAGATCTAAATCAAATTGATGCCTCTACAAGTGAAATACCCGACGAACACAAATCTTTTAATTTAATTGGACTTAATAATGGACAGTATGCATTATACCCAAACAACCGTTGTCGAATTTATGATATTTCAATGACTCCTGATGCACCAAAAACTCCCGACTTTAAGGTTTCAACGCAATATTTTCAAGTTGAAAATGGAATTGGATGGGGTAGATTGGGTGACACAGACGAATATTTTTGGGAAACTACAGAGGAAAAACAAAATAAATAAATTTTTACTAAAGATATTGAATTGAAACAGTTTTCCATGGGCAATCACCTTCTTTTGGAGGTTTATAACGTAGAACACAACCTTCTAAACGATGGTATTGCCCTTCAGGGAGTCATGGAACGTGGTATTCAACGTGCTGGAATGACAATTTTAAATATTTTTCAGCACTGTTTTCATCCTCAAGGTCTTACAATTGTGATTGCACTCTCAGAAAGTCATGTTTCTTGTCATACATGGCCTGAGGAAGGTTGTATTGCGATAGATGTTTATACTTGTGGTGAAGGAAATCCAAAATTAGTAGCATTAGAACTGTTAAAATATTTTAATTCGGAAAATTATAAACTTCGTCAGTTAGATCGTTAAATAGTTAAAGGAGATAGAAACCTCCTCTCAAAAAAGTTCTGTTTTTATCAAAAAACAGGAGTTAAAATGGCATTTCATCAAATTAATCAAGACAAAAACTATATGAGAGAAATGTGGGGAACTGCAAAACCCATTACTGATAATGATAATGATAAAGAAAAACCAAAAAGAGTTATTCAGGAGATTATGCACGATTTTGCACCAAAGCACGATCTAAAGAAACAAACTGAATTGCACGAAAGAATTAGAAATGATGAAGATTATGATGATTGGGACTATGGAACTGAACCAACATACGGAAAAATAATCTAAAAAGTATTATAGATATATTATTCATACTCATTGTTTAAATGCTTAGTATTTCTAGAAGTTTTAGGGACATTAGTTTGTCTTTTTCTAGACATCCAGTGACGAATGATGTTCTTGTATTAAAAAATGAGGATGCGATTAAAAAATCTGTTATTAACTTAGTTAGAACTCGTATTGGTGAGAGGTTCTTTAATAATTTATTGGGAACCTCTGTTGATAATTCTTTATTTGAACTCAATGGACCAGAAGTTTCAACAATACTTGATGAAGAAATTAAAACAGTATTAAGTAACTTTGAACCAAGAATCAGAGTAAGAGAGGTATTGGTTGAATCGATTGAGGATTCAAATGAATTGAACGCAAAGATTTCTTACGATATTGTTGGACTTCCATTTCCTCTTCAAAATATAGAGTTTCTTTTACAACCAACTAGAATATAATGTCCTTCAATAATTTCACAAATCTAGATTTTAATGATTTACGTACTCAGATAAAGGACTATCTGAGATCGAATAGTAATTTCACGGATTTTGATTTTGAAGGATCTAATTTTTCAAGTTTAATTGATGTATTAGCATACAACTCTTATATTACTGCATTCAATACGAATATGGCAGTAAATGAATCTTTCATTGATAGTGCAACTCTTCGAGAAAATGTAGTCTCCCTTGCACGTAATATCGGATACGTTCCTAGATCCAAAAGTGCATCAAAAGCAAAGGTTAGTTTTACAGTTAATACTACAGGATTAAATTCAAAGACTGTTACTCTAAAGGCAGGAATCGTTGCCTTGGGTGCTGTTGAGGATGGTAACTATATATTTTCAATTCCAGAAGACATCACAGTAGTGGTTGATAATAATGGATCTGCGAATTTTACAGAAATTGATGTTTATGAAGGTTCATATTTAACAAAGTCATATACAGTAGATAAATCACAATCGAATCAAAGATTTACAATTCCAAATACTGGTGTAGACTCTTCCACAATTCGTGTAAAAGTTACTGGTGTTATTACAGAAAAGTATCAATCATATAAAAATATTTTTCAAGTAAATAAAAATTCAAGAGTTTTTCTAACACAAGAAATAGATGATGAGAAATATGAAATTTTATTTGGTGATGATATTATAGGAAGAAAACCAATTAATGGAAGTACTATTTTTATTAGTTACATTATCACAAATGGAAAAGAAGCAAATGGAGCAGCAAACTTTACTTTTTCTGGGATTCTAACTGACAACAATAGTACTTCAATTACAAATAACATTTCATTATTGACTACAATTCAACCATCAGAAAATGGTGATGATATCGAATCAATTGATTCAGTTAAGTATCTTGGACCTAGAGTATATGCTTCACAATACCGTGCAGTAACCGCAAATGACTATAAGGGGATAATCCCATATATTTTTCCAAATGTGGACACTGTAACGGCATATGGTGGGGATGAGTTGGACCCTCCAGAGTATGGTAAAGTTTATATTTCAATCAAACCAAGAAATGGCAAATTTCTTTCTCAAATTACAAAAGATAGTATTAAAAAAGATTTAAGACAATATTCAATTGCTGGAATTAAACCAGAGATTATTGATTTGAAGTATATGTATGTTGAATTGGATACCACAGTTTATTATGATAAAAGTACTACAATAGATTCAAATAATTTACAATTAAGAGTTATAAAAAATTTAGAATCATATAGCAAATCAACCGAGTTGAATAGTTTTGGTGGTAGATTTAAATATAGTAAAGTTTCTTCTTTGATTGATAATACTAGTACATCTATTACTTCCAATATTACTAAAATTAAAATTAGAAGAGATTTACAACCAGAATATAACAAATTAGCAACATATGAAATATGCTTTGGAAATCAATTTCATATTAAGAAATTAAATTCTGATGGCAGAGGATATAATATCAAATCAACTGGGTTTACAGTAAAAGATACCAGTGGAACTTTGTATATGAGTGACGTTCCAAAAACTAATGAAACTGGAATTATATTTTTCTTTAAATTAGTTGATGGTTCCCCTGTAGTTGTAAACAATAATGCTGGAACTGTAGATTATATGAAAGGTGAAATTAAATTAACTACAATCACATTTACATCATCTACAAGCATTGCTGGGATTGAAATAGAAGCAATGCCAGAGTCAAATGATGTCCTTGCGTTAAAGGATATATACTTGGAGCTAGATACAACTAAACTTAATGTAAGTGTATTGGAAGATACAATTACATCTGGTGAAAATACTTCAGC